GGGGTTACAAGCTTATGAATGAGTTTGCTCCTCACTTGATGGTGGAACATCGTGAGATGATGGAATCCTTAGCTCTCGGAGTAGACCATACCCGCATGCATACTTTAGATGCATACACTCGTAAGGTACTCTTTAGACTACAAGTCGGTAAGGTACGTGCGAAGGAGTATAGCACCACGCCTATCTCTCAGCTGCATCTAGAAAGTGCAGAGCAGCATGTTGTTGTACTAGCACCACCTGCTTTTGCAGACTGGCTTTTAGGTGTTCCGACTACTGCACATACCCCTGTTGATACGACACCCGGGTTGTACCACACTAACCGTTCTGATACTCCCGTGACTACTAAGTCTACCTACGCGGTGACATACTGGGCTGCTTACATCTGGTATCGACGGACTGTACCTGCAAGGTTGGCTAAGAAGTTAGCTAAAACCCACGCAGACAGTACTCGGGGGATTGCGTTCCGTAAGATCGGGCTTGAGACACAGCACGACCAGGTTATCCATACAAGGCACCGCCCTTACACTGCTGGGTCAAAACGGGCCAGGGCGCGCGCGGCTATGCTCGCGGTACCTGCCGAAATTATTGATCAGCAGACTACCCTACGTGCTAAGAGAACTGAACATGCACAACACCAGCGTGATCTTGATCCACTTCGGGTCAGGGCAGTTACTCTAAACCCCGTTGCACAGATGCGGATTGAGGTCACTCTTGAAAATCTCGTCGCGTCGATCCTGAGAAGTGACGTCCTTGAGGTCGCTAGATTATTGGATATCTTGTATCCTATGACAGATCGCGAACTAGCCGCACGGACACGAGTTACATCTGAGGTACTTAGTAAGTTCTTATGCACACCTGCCGCTCAATTGCACATAGACAGCATCCGATTACTGTTAAATACCAGTGGCGGTATGGGTGCGCAGGGGGTCGCTGGTATACTTTTAGGTTACCTATTGGCCCCTGGTGCCAGGCCACTCCTACTAGCGGGTGCGAAAGCCGGAATGCACGCCCAGGGTAGTAAGGTCTTCGGCAGCTACTACAAAGCTATCCATGTAGTGAGCCGACGATGTCACGGGCTCCCGTACGGCATCAAGGATCTGGAAGTACCTATCCTGGGCGGTACACTCGCTAACTACACCTTCGAACTAACTGACCTGCAGTATATTGGTACTTTGTCTGGTCGTGGACAGGATCTGTTGCTCGCAAATGATGGTGAAGTCGAGTCACGGACCAAGATGGTTCTTGAACATCCGCTAGTTGGTACTAACCCATCGCGACATCAACAAGAGGCTGACTGGTGTAGTGCGCTCACGAGACATTTTGACCTTTTAGGCTCGCAACTACGACAAAACATGGTGCGGCATGCCGATTACAAAGCTACTGACTGGCAGGCATCTTTTATCTCACAAGCACCATTAGGGTCAGTTACTGGCGGTAAAGACATCTTTTCGAATTTTATGTCAGACACTCACAACGTGCATAAGCGTCTTTGGCTAGACTCTGTCCCACTGCAGTTGCTCCTTGACTTCACTGACCCAGAGCAGGTAACGCAAGCTCAAGCTAAGACCGAAACTATGAAAAAATTGCGACAGATTTTCCCAGGTCCGGTTCAACACTGGGCAAAAGAGACTATGGCTATAAATCACGCTGAGCGTGTCATACTTGGTTCTAGCGTTGAATTCTCGCTATCCCACACTGCTTGGCAACGAATGGCTGACCACCAAGCACGCCTCAAACGTATTGCTAAACGTTGCTGGACAGTGGCGAGCGATTATTCAAACTTCAATTGGTTGCACACCGTGCGAGATATGAAATTATTCTGGCTCCGTATATTCAAATACGTCGGCCCAGAAGTTCCCCAGGCAGGCGACTGGGACGGCATCGACTACCGCAGCTGGATAAGCCGTGCTGCGGACTGGCTTGCCAATTCCTTAGACTACATATATATCAGACCTGTTAGTGGGAGCGGGAAATACATTCACGTCCTCCGTGGATTATTGAGCGGCTGGCGCACTACTACACTAATTAATAACACTATGAACTTTGTTTATAGCAATATCCTTCGGGAGCAAGCAACCACTCTATTAGGTTACACTGCAATTACTTGGTGTCGCATAAATGGCGATGATAGTGATATGGTAGCTACAAGCGTATTTTCTGCCTTAGTTTTCCTAACATTACTGTCTCTGGCGGAACTCGATGTCCAGGCTTCGAAGCAGCTAATCTGCGACAATGCTGCTGAGTATCTACGTATATGGTACGACGACGCTGGTATTCGCGGTAACAGTATGCGCTCTATCTCGTCCTTCATTAGTTCGGACTTACAAGCACCGAAGGTTGATAGTAGCTTGTCTTTCGTGCGAGGAACATGTGATGCATGCCACTTGCTACGGCGACGTGGGTGTGACCCGGTCTTAACACAGGTCTTACAGGACGTAGTCCTTCTACATTATGCTCAGATTAGCTATACCGATATGTTAGGTGAGCGTCACACTGTAAAGTTAGCTAACCCTACCATGCTATACTGTCCAATTGACAAAGGTGGCTGGGGCTGTACTCTTTATGGGCAGCCTATTTCGGTCAGACCAAGTAGCACACGTCAGTGGCCTAAAGCCCGCTTACGATGGTCACTCGAAAATGCTCCTCACTATGCTGCAAAATCGATGCTCACTAAATTACATGATACGTTAGTTGAATGTAACCTTAGCACTGATATTGTCCCCAACATATGGCCTGAAATAGTATCGGCTGCTACACAAGGAGTAGATACCGCTGGTATTCATAATGAGGATAATTGGTTACGTATGCAAACAGCAGACCATGTAAGGTGGCAGAATTCCCTGTCAGCGGCAAAAATCGAGCACTTAGACTACACCAACTCTACACCTTTCACACAAGTGGTATGTACATCCCTAAATGATGTGCTGAACCTCGATGGCCCCGAAGTGATCTCCATGAAAGTACCTCACCCAGCTTTAATGGCTGAGGAGGCTGCTGCTCGTGCCCTCGGCTTAGCCGCAATTACACCCGGTGTCTTGAATATGCTCACTGACGCTAGTACTGGTGAGCGTATCTCTATTATCGAACTATATCGACGTAAAGGAATTACAGCACCCACAAATTTCTCTACGGTCGCGTCATGGGGTGCACAGGTCAGTGACCTTGCAGTATGGAATGTACTTGACTGGCCTACTGAGCTATGCGGGGCGATACCTGCTGATTATCTACCGGCTGTGACTTATGTTCAGCAACGCGTTGTGAGGGAATTCTTCCGCGGCACTGGTAATCGGCAGCAAGATGCTACGAACTTACACTCCTTACTAGAACAAACAAATAACGTCATCGCTACGTACTTCCCAAAGCGATACGGCGGTTACTACCGCTTTTAATAAATAAGTATATTAAATATATAAACCGAATATACCGGTACCCTAACTAACGTGAAGGTTACGACACAAATATATGTGCGCATTAATGGTTGGAAGCCTACATGCGATAATACGTAACACGTTAGTAGTAATACTATAATCATAGACCGAC